TCAACCATCGCTTAGATATATACTTAAAGAACTTGGAGATGAAGATGGAGATGTTGACTTAAGACGTTGGGCTAACCAGGGTGTACTACTCATTAATACTGCTCAAACTTGTGAAGTTAATAAGATTGGATCACATTTTGGTTTATGGAAATCATTCACTGAATATATATTTGAATCCATTAACAAAATTGACAAGAATATTATATTTGTACTAATGGGTAGAAAGGCTGAAGCTTGGCAATCAGCAATGCCTGGACAAAAGTTATTGAAGTGTGCTCACCCGGCAGCAGCTGCATATAACGGTGGCACATGGAAAGCAGATGGTATATTTGAGAAAGTAAATAATGAGCTAGATAAGCAAGGTAAAACTTGCATAACATGGTAATATTTAATATATTTGTAATAACCTAATCAATATCAAATGACTAGTAATCAAACACTTACACAAGAAGAAGAAATTAAGGAGTTTAAAGAACGCATTTTAAAAAACTTTGGTATTAACATACATGTTATAGCTGAAGCAGCTGAAGATTTTAAGATTAGTATTGAAGCATTACATGTTTGTACTCTTAAAGCATTAAAAGAAAATGAGCCTGATTACCATAGACATTATGGAGAAATACAATCTTTAACATACAAAAGCAGATTAAGACCTTTTTTAGTTTATGTTCAGGCAATGTCTTATATAGCTTATAGAGAAGGTTATAGTAAAACTGCTATAGGTAAGAGTATTAACAGAGATCATGCAACAATTATCAATTCTGTTAGACAAGTGGACAATGCTTTTTTCACTAAAGACAAAATGATGATGAAAGCATTTAATAACATTATAAAAGAAATACATAATTATGTGGGAACTCTTCCAGAAAATCTTAAAAAACAAATTAACACCCAACCAAGCATTACTTCTGTTTGGAATGAAACAAAAAACCGCAATACCATCTAAATTAAATATAGATATAGATGATTTAGTAACTCAAGGTTTTTTAGTATATGAAAATAAGGTTTATAAATTAACACCTCAAGCTAAATCTTTTATAGCTCATTTAGATAATTATTTTATTAAAGCAAAAAAGAAAACTGATATCCAATTAATGGGTAAAGACTTTGCTGAACAAATAAATATTTACAGAGAAGTATTTCCTAATAAAAGATTGCCTAGTGGTAAACCTGCAAGAGTCAATGTAAAAATGTTATCAGAATCATTTAGATGGTTTTTTGAAACATATGATTATGAGTGGGCTAATGTAATTAAAGCTACTAAGATGTATGTAAATGAGTACAGGGATGCAGAATATATGTATATGCAAACCAGTCAGTACTTTATATGCAAACAAGATAAACATAGGGTTAAATCTTCTACCCTGGCTGACTACTGTGATATGATCAGAGACGGTATAGATACTGAAGAAAAAACCTTTAAAGAAAAAGTAGTATGAGTAAATCAACAGGAGCATGGATAGGTCAATTTGCCGCCTTTAATGAGGCTTTAAAATATATGTATGCTAGGCAAAAAGGTGAGGAGAAATCTATATATACACCTTGGCCTAAATTTAATGATGCTGCTACTGATGGTATAGAATGGAACACATTAACTGTAATTGGTGGTAGACCTGGTTCAGGTAAAACATTAATTAAAGATCAAATTATTAGGGAATCATTTGCATTAAATCCTAATGATGAATTTAGAGTTTTAGAATTTCAATTTGAAATGGTTGGTAGAACTTCAGCCATTAGAGAATTTAGTTCTATAACAGGTAAGACATACAAGGAGTTGTGTAGTGCAGGTAGTACTATTGGTACAGATGTAATTAATGATTGTCATCAATATGCAAAGGGAAGGGTTAAAAACCCGGTAGATATTATTTCTACACCTATGACAGTAAATCAAATGCGTGAGCAAATTGATGTTTATATGGACCTACACAAGGGTGCAAAGACTATGATTACATTAGATCATACTATGTTAGTAAAGAGAGCACCATATCAAAATAACACGTTAGATATGTTATTTGAGTTGGGTGAGTTTTTTACACAATGTAAACGTGATTATCCTTGTTTGTTTATTGCTTTATCACAGCTTAATAGAAATATTGATAGCCCAGATAGAGCCATAGATGGTAAGTATGGTAATTATATACTTGAGTCAGATATATTTGGCTCAGATGCTATGTTACAGCATGCTGATATGCTTATAGGTATCAACAGGCCGGCTAAACAAAAGATTAGGTTCTACGGGCCTGATAGGTATATCATAGAAAATGATAGAACATTAGTATTACACTTTCTTAAAGCAAGAAATGGTGATGCACGAATGAGTTTCTTCAGAGCAAAATTTGAACAAATGAAAATTGAAGAAATGGAAACACCAGGTCAACAAGAAAGACGATAATAAATAGAAATAATAATGGCAATAAACACTGAAGAACGCAAAAAAAGATCAGCTGAATTAAAAGAAGAGCATGAAGATTACTTTCAAATATCAGGTAATGTAAATGCATTATATCTTCCTAAGATGGCATACAGACCATCTGGTAAGGATGAATTACATGTTACTTTTTTTCCTAGTGAATTAGAAAAAGAAATAGACATATATACTGAATTCGTAAGTATTGATTATGTTTGTGAAGATCCCAAAAGAACTTTGTATCTTGTTAAGCATAATCCACATTGGAAAACAGAATATGAATTGATTACAAGCAATAGCGGATTTACAAGACATATGATACCGGTAAGTGAATTAAAAGTTATTAATGATGTAACTAGTAGGAGTTGGAATAAAGAAACTGCTATAGAAGAAGGTATGGACCATAAAGGAGGATCAATTAATACAGGAATAGTAGATGAAAATTTAACTACACTCTTTGATTTACCTGATCCGGATCTCATAGCTGGTACTGATTTATTAGCAGTAAAACTTGAAGAAATCAATCAAACACTAATAACATTAACTAAAGTAATTAATAAATTTAATAAATAACATGGCACAAAGTGTATTAATAATTGCAGACTCAGGAACTGGTAAGTCAACAGCAATAAGAGATTTAAATCCAGATGAAACTTTCATTATAAATATTGCAAATAAACCGTTGCCTTTTAAAGGTTGGAAATCAAGTTATAAAGTAGCAAATAAAGAAAATCCAAAAGGTAATTTAACTGCTGCATCATCTGCAACAGGGATTGTTAAGGCCGCACATCATGTAGATCAAAAAATGCCCCACATTAAAACTTTAGTTATTGATGACTGGCAGTATATGAGTTCTTTTGAATATTTTGATAGAGCAAATGAAAAGGGTTATGATAAATTTACTCAAATCGCAGCTAATCTAGCAATGGTAGCAAAGCTTCCTAAAGATTTGAGAGATGATCTAACTGTTATTTTTCTAACTCACTCAGAAGATGCAACTGATATAAACGGAAATAGAAAAATCAAAGCAAAAACTATTGGTAAAATGATTGACAATACTTTAACTTTGGAGGGTCTGTTTTCTATAGTCTTATTTGGTAAGGTAAATAAAAATGATGATGGTGAACTTGAATATGGTTTTGAAACTCAAAACAATGGAGAGAACACATGTAAATCACCACAAGGTATGTTTGAAGATTTCTTCATTCCAAACAACCTGCAGTATGTAAAAGACTGCATCAAGAAATATGAAGAGTAATAATAAATTAATTAAAAACCAAAAACTATGTTAAGTACTAGTGGAATGAGTGCCGGAAGCGGCAAAGAAAAGCCTGTTTTAGAACCAGGCAACCAAGTTGTTAAAATTAATAAAATCACATTTGATAAAACACCTTATGATGCAGACGCATATAATGTTATGTTACATGTAGAAGGAGAACCTATGGAAGGTGATTTTCAAGGTTTTTTAGTAGATGTCAATAAAGCTGATGGAGCACGTTATGCAGGTCAAGTTGGAAGAGTAAGAGCTTCACAGTATGCATATAAAGATGCAACATTACCAAGCGGTATTGAAATCAAAAGAGACAATGAAGTTATGAAAATCATGATTTTTATTGCTGAACAGTTAGGTAAACGAGCTGAATTAGATCTTATTCAAGCAAATACAATTGAAGACTTCATGGCAGCTTGTAATCCTGTATTATCAGGACCAACTTATGTGAATGTATGTTTGGGATCTCGTGAGTGGGAAAACAAAGAAGGGTATATGAATAATGATTTATTTTTACCTAAAAGAAGCAAAGGAGGAGTACCTCTTGAGTCACTTGATGTTGATGAAGCTAGTTCTAAATTAACTATTTATAACAGTAGTGACAAAAATCATTTTAAAGCAGGAGCTAAAAAAGTGGTTGCTGAAACAAGCAATTTTGAACCAGTTAAAACAACTGGTGATGATTTTGATTTGTAAATAGTTGATATAAAATTAATGGGGATGATTTCGGTCATCCCCTTTTTTTTATTTAATTTTAGTCATCATGTTTAACACAAAAAATTTAGTTCTAAATGAATCTGATATACCCAGTTATTGGGTGTTTCAGTACTATTTAAATTTACCCGAACCTTTGACTGGTCAAGATGTAAAACTTACATCAATATTTAATCCTAATGAGAAAACACCAAGCTTCTGCATTTATGTAGATCAAAAAATAAATCAATATAAGTTTAAAGATTTTTCTACAGGAAAGCATGGTAACAAGATAGATTTAGTTAAAATGCTATTTGATATAGAATATTCTCAAGCATCAATGAAGATTGTAAAAGACTATAACATTCATGTTAAAACAGATGGTTTTGAAAAAATAAATTTTAAACCAGCTGCTAAATGGAAAGTTGATTTTGTTAAGACAAGACCATGGAATGAAACTGATAGTGCTTATTGGTTATCATTTAGAATTGGAATGTCTATTTTAACAGAATATAATGTTAAGCCTATTGAATATTATAATCTTGTTAAATCTGATGCTGATCAAGTTAAAGCATTAAAAATACAAGGTCTAAGTCTTTATGGTTACTTTAATAAAGCAGGTGAAGTATATAAAATATATCAACCTACTAGTAGTAAACATAAGTTTCATAAAGTAAAGTCACATCTGCAAGGATATGATCAATTAGAATTCAATCAGCCGTACTTAGTAATATGCTCTTCATTAAAAGATGCATTATGTTTAAAGGGTATGGGTTATAACATAGAAGTTATAGCACCAGATAGTGAGAATACCATGATTAAGCCGCACATTATTGAGCACTTAAAAAAAAAGTACAAGAAAGTAATTACTCTTTTTGATAATGATGAAGCGGGAATTAATGCTGTTGATAAATATGCAAATGCATATAAA